GGGCATCGTCTCGAGTTGTTCTAGTTGCCCACCATTCTAGATCTTGTCCTGCACCACATCCCAAGTCAACCAGTGTGCCAATGCTTTCCATAAAGTCATCGTACTCAAACAGTGTGTTGAGTGTTTGTAAACTGTGTGCATGACTTTCGTCATGGTTTCTAAATGTCATAACTGTATATCTTCCATACCGGCTGCTCGCAGTCTAACCACATGTCCCAACATGAAGTTTTTACTTTCCATTGCTTTCATAATGCCCAAAAATCGATTGCGTAGTAGTGCAACTTCGTTGATAATGGTTTCAAAATCAATTACTTCATCTTCGCCGTCCACATACTTTTCAGCATCACGACTGGTCAATGCGCGAGCATAGCCTTCTAAATACTTTTGAAAATGACGACGTCGAATCTTGCGCAGTTGTATGTTAAGGAAGTTCAGCACTGCTTCAATCTCTTGTAGTTGATTAAAGCGATGCTCAGTCATTCCCGGCAGTGCTGTGATATTTCGTTCAACCAAGCCGCCGATGGCACAATCACGTCGTGCAGAAACAAGTTCATTTTCGTAATGAGCAATAAAGTCTGGAATTTCTCCCAGATTGGCAGTGACACGGTTATACCACATAGGTTAGATCAGTCTTCGTATTCGGAATCTAAATCATCCTCTTCTTCGTACTCTTCCTCTTCAGGTTCGTCGTCTAGATCTCGGATGTAGGCTGCCAGTGCTGTTTTAACATCTGAGTCGCCCTTAAACGCAACACGGATGTCGTCTGGATCACAATCGTTATCCACTAACACAGATACCAATACTTCAGCGGCTTCATTACGATCCACTGTGTTAACGTATCGTTTGAGTTCATTCCAAATTTCACTTGCTAAATCCACTGCCATTTTATTCCTCCACTGTGGTGTCGTCTATTGCTGTTTTTTCTTCTTTCTGGTTGGCAAAATCTGCCATAAGTTTGTCTAAACAGCCGTTTTCATTTGCTTCCCATTTTTTACGGAACTGTTTGATTACTTCGCCATCGCTTGTGACAAACACCAAACTGTTGCCTTCTTTCTTGAGAATGTTTTTCTTTTCTGCCAAGTCAACCAGACCCGAATGTGGACTCATACCAGTTGAGTAAGGAATCTTAACTTGCATACCTTCAAAAGGTTTAGCATATCGTGTTTTCATTACTTTACAGCCGGCACGAATACCGTTCACTTCACTTACCTTGTTGCCATCTTCATCTTCTTTTAACTTCATCTTCTTCATGGCTACAACAATACTTGATGCATAGATGAAGCCTTGTCCACCGGAGATCTTGTCATCTGGGTCAAACATGTCTTGGCTTGCGTATGTATGATTGGTAGCAACCAATCCAACGTTGTAACTACCAAACATGTTAACAGAATTACGAACCAGCGAGGTAAGGGCTTTGGGTTTGCGACCCATGTCACCTTTCATATCACCTGCTTCAAATTGATTAACGTCTGTGGGAGTCAACAACATGCCTAATGAGTCAATTACCCAGAGAACTTTCATACGTTCTTCTTCGGGCAGGGCTTTATAGTCAATCATAAACGTTGAAATTGCTTTGGCAACGTCATCAATCATGCTCATGTTGAGTTTAAGCAATTTTGCTGGGCTTGTGTCTACACCTAATGCGTGTAGCCATGATTCATCAAGTGCATTTTCTGTATCGACTAAAATAACAAAGATGCCTTGTTCTTGTGCGTTCTTCACAATGTTGCCTGAGCAGATGTAACTTTTGCCTGCACCAGACTCGCCAGCAAACACAGTTACCTTGCCCAACGGAATACCTTTGTTGAAGTCTCCAGAGATCAGATAGTTTAGGGCATAGTTGCCTGTGCCAATCCAGTCAGTTGGATCGTTAAATCCGATACTCAAGCCTTGAATGCTTTTGGTAATGTCCTTGCGGAACTTACTGATATCGAAGGGTTTAGCCATATGTTTCCTTTAAATGTTTGTTTTTAATTATGAGAGGACACAAGGGAGGTCATCCCTTGTGTAAGTGCTACATTACTTCTGTTGACGTGCTCGGATCATGGCCAAAATGTCTTCGGCTTTCTGAGTTGGTGCTGAGGCAGCAGGTGCTGTGACTGGTGCTGTGGCCACAGGTGGCTCGTCATCGTCAAAGTCCGACACAGCCGCAGGCACTGCCTTTGTAGCAGGTGCACTGGCTGGTGTAGACTCTGCGGTGCCTGCTGGTGCAGATACACCTGCTGGACGGAAGTAAGCACCCCAACGCTCTGTGTCATATGCTTGACCATCTACACTTGCTTCAAACATTTCTTTCATGACTTTCACAGCCGCTTCGTCTGGTTTCTTGGGCAGGAATGTGCTCAAGTCAAACAGGCCGTGTGCATCCACTGCTGCCTGTTCCACTTCTGACAGTGCAGACTCTTTACGTGCCCACTTTGAAGTGTTGTAGTCAGCAAAGCCGCCTTTTTGTGTTTTTGTGATTCGGAAGTCCAGGCCACGCAAGGTGTCTGTTGGAGTTTCTTCCAGTTCGGGATCCATCAGCGCACCTTTGATAATGGTGAACAACTGAGGGCCAATGATGAATCTGCGGATGGGATTGTCAGGAGTCTTGTCATCTGCCAAGGGGTTCTCGCGAACAAAGCCTTGGAAAATGTAACTGCGTTTCTTCCAGTACTTACGACCCATGTCTTCAAGACTTTTGTCTTTGAACCATGTGCGTACTTCTGTAAGAATTGGACAAGTTTCTTGCCACATCTCCATACAAGGAACCTGTACGTAAACCTGTTTTGATTCCATCTCACCTTTGACGCCATTAAATGGCAAACGAATCATTGCTCGCTCTTGCCAAAAGAATGTGTTTTTTGTGTTGCCGTCTGGAAGGAATCGTAGTGTAGTGGATGCGCCTTCTTCCATGTTCCAGTGTGGATAAATTGCGTTATCGCCACCAGTGGACTGTCCACCTTTGTTGTTGCCTTCTGAGGCTGCGAGACGTGCTCGGATTTCTGCTAATGATGCCATTTTAAGTTGCCTTTCTAGTGTTATAAAATGTTTTTTTAAGTTGCCTGTGATGCTAATAAAAAAGCGTGTCACACAAGTAGTGTACACGCTTTTAGTGTCAGCGTCAATGATATTTATGACGCATTTGTTCTAATGACTATTTTATGATCTAATCATTCCGGACAGCTCTCTCAACCGATGTAGCACATCTTCTTCTACGTCATCAAACGTTTGAAGTTTACCGGAGTGTCCGTATTGGCCTTGTAACGTTGTGGTTTCTCCCAGAGGTGGGTTGCCAGTTGTTACTGCAACTTCTTCTGCTGTGTTGCTCAGAGATTGTTTGATCTGCAGCAGATCGAACGAATCTTCACTTAACCCTTGTTCTTGACCTAGTGCCTGTTTAATAAATGCTTGATTCATTGGTTCTAATTCAGCATACTTGGCTTTTGCTTCAGCGGTTTTATACTTGCCTCTGAGCATATCTGCTTCATAGTATCCGCCCATCAAATCTGACGCCATCTTGCTCAATGTTGGGTCGGCCTTGAAGTAACCACGAATATTAGAATAAGCACTATATCTATCAGTAGGACTCAATGTTGCTAATTTTTTAACATCATCAATAATCATCGGATGTAAACCTTCCGTCACGCCTTGCTGTGACATATCCATTCCTGCTAGTTCTCGCAAACGAGCTATTGTATCCTGCTCGTCTCCTTGGTCATCAGGTATGGGATCGTCCTCCGGGTCATCAGGTATGGGATCGCTCTCTTGGGCAGGAGGTTCGTGAGCGTATTTAGAGGGATCGCTCTCTTGGGCAGGAGGTTCGTGAGCGTATTTAGGATCAGGAATTACGTTGTATTCGCCAAGAACTGATCCGAACATACCATCTTGTAACAACTCATTGTTCATTCCCGACAGTTCCTGCAAACGGCTTATGGTATCCTGCTCGCCTTCGTACATGCTGCCGCACTCCATCAAGCCGTGTTCCGGGCAGTGTTCGCCTTCAGCCGTGTAGTTGCATGATCCAGGTTCTTCGTCGTCTTGTAACAACTCATTGTTCATTCCACCATCAACTGAATATTCTTCATCATCTTGTTCGGCAACAGGAGCGGGTGGCACTTCTGCCGGTGCTGGTGCAGAGGCCACTGGTGCTTCTGGAGCCACTGTAGCAGGAGCCAACTGTTCTGATTTAAGTGCGTCTAACACAGTGTCAAAATCATCAAATCCTTTACTAGCCATATCGCTGATACGTGCAATAACCAAACTACGGCAGTCAGCGTCAGGATCTTGTTCGGCTAAGTCTTGCAGTTGATCGAACAGGATGTCGTCGCCGACTAAACTGTACAACTGTTCTGTTGCATTGGTTGCATCTGCACCAACTGGCAACTCTTGTGACAACAGAGCAATGAGTTCTTGCTGTTGCTCTGGGGTGTTGGGTGTGGCCCAAGTGCCTTCTAATAGGTTTTCGGCCCAGGCTTCAAATATGTTTGCTTCTTTCATTGCAG